TCTGCTTTATATTGTGTGGTATCTGCTAGTATTAATGTTGTATCAACTGTAAGTAAAGAACCATCTGCATCAAAAGGGTAAACTATACCCCAGCTATTTGCTTCATTTACATTTCCCCACCAGCTTACTGGATAAATAGAACCCCAATTCATAAGTTTTCAGGTTTTGAGTCAATATCTATTGTAAACTGATTAGAGATGTCTCCCCACCAAGAACAACAATAAGATTCTCCCCAATTAATACTATTACTCATATTAATACAATACTTTTTTAGCAATTTTGTTATTTATTCTTTTTAAATATCCTTTTAGCTTATATACATTTTCAAGCTTTGGCTTATATCTTTTTTTTATAATACCCATCCAGAAAAGTTTGAGTCATAACTAGGGTTTATATCGTCATTATTATTTGAGCTGTACTCTGGGAATAAACTATTGTTAAAAGTCATATAAGAAATAAACCTATCTGTATAATATTGTGCTAAATCCCTTTCTTTTTCAATCAAAAAATCTACTTCTTCTTTTGATACGTTTTCAGCGTTTTCACTAGAGTGTTTAAATACGCCTTTGTTAGCGATTGTATATGCAGCAAAGGGTAAGTACTCAACCATTGCCCAATGTATCAGCATAGGCTTTATATGTACGTTTACAAGGCTTAAATAGTTTCCTGCTAAAGTGCCTGCTATTATATCAGCTTGTATCTTTTTAAATAAGTCTGTTCCTAAGTAGTTTTGTATATGAATGTCCTGAGAAATTTTAATATACTGAATGAATTTATCCGTATCTACGTTTCCGTTCATTGCAGTAAATTTTACTACGTCTGCTCTCCCTATTAATAATGCTTCTGCCATTATTGAAATCTTTTATTAGTTGGTAAAAAACCGTCATAATCCATATCGGCAGGACGCTTGGCTACATTTGATTTATTCTTTTCAGGCTTAAATCCTTTTTTCTTAGCTTTGTTTACACTTACTTCTGCTCTTGGGTTTTTAGCATCTGGAGTAACTCCTTTAGCCATATACGTCTTACGCATCCAAAAATGATGACAATCTCCACCACCTTTGAATTCCCAGATTGAATAGGTAGCGGTTTTACCCTTTGGCCCCCATCCTTTATTGACAGGTTGCTCTCCCATTTGCAAAATATCTTCTTTTCTATATATTTTCGCAGCACTAACCATTTTTTCACAAAAGTCCCTGCTATTTGATGAAGTTCTTAAAGGTGCATATTGATAACGGACTTTAAAATTAAAACCATCTGATTCTCCATCTTGTTTACTTTTAGCATTTGGTCTTGCAGAACCTGTTGAAGCCAAACCAATCATTTTATCTAATGCTTCTTCTTGTTCATAATCTACTTCACGCTCATCTACCAATTCCCATTCGTCAAGGTTTTCTTCTTCTCCTAATTCATTCAATAAATCAAAAGCTTCATCATCGTTAAAAGATTCTTCTTTAGAAAGTTTTACTCCAGTTTCTTCTTCTCTTGCTTCGTCTGTTATTGCATTATCTGTATCAATGAATTCAAGCGGTTGTAAGGTCTTGAAATATAATTTTAGTGATATACCATTAAAAGCTAGAATATCGTCAATACAGTCTATTAAAAGGTCTTGATACGGTCTTATAGTAACGTTATTAAATAGAAGGGATGCTGTTTTAATTTCGTCAGCGTTATTTCCTAGTCCGTTGTTACCAGTTCTTATTCCTAAAAGCAAAGGAGAAGTAATTCTATGGGCTACCATTAACTTATTTGAACACTCAGTAGACAAGTACTCATAATGAGCAGGAGCGTCATTTAAAGGAACGTCATCAATTGTAGTTTTGCTTTCAGCGTTGTTGTTAAATGCTATAATAACCTTTTCGCCATTTGACCCTGTAAGCTTACGCATTACATCGTTCTTAATACTTAACTGTTGATCTTGGTCAGGAATTCCGTTATTAAAATTTAAAATTTTCGTTCCGGAGAACCCATTCTGTACATCATTAATTAAAAAATCAGATACCTCTGATTCGAGTTCAGCAAAAGCAAGACCCCCTTGGTAATCCACAGGACAATAATAATCATATCCTGAAATGTATCTTTTAGCTATTTTAACTTCAGGTTCTTTACCGTTACCAAATCCAAATGAAGCAATTCTCTTAGGCTTGTCAGATGGTTTAATATTTACCCAATCTGGATGGTAGTAATAAGCTTCTATTTTTCCTTCTTCATTACATTTTTCAGCTCGTAATGTTTGACGTGGGAAATGTTCTGCTTTATATACTTTTTTGTCTTGATATGTAACTTGAAAACTTGCTTCTCCTAATAGTTTTAAATCTAAAGAAACCTTTCTTAAACAATCGTTAGAAAATATTGACCGCATTGCAGCATATTCTTCTGTCTTTGTTGAACTATCTAAAGCATCTAATCCTTTACCGTATATCATTGAAGAAACCCCTCCGATAATAGCGTTATTAGTTGTGCTATTAGTAAAAAGCTCAATCAGATATTGGTAGTAATTATTATCCGTTCCATAAGCTACCCATTCCTTTCTTTTATCTTCAGATATTTCAGGTCTGTTATAAGTAGATAAATTGATAACGTGAAGACCGCCTTCTTTTTTGTTGTTATTTCTTGCCATTATAAAACTATAAAATCATTAGCTGTTGTGTTGCTTGTATAAGCATTCTTATTCACGCTGTAAGTTGTTACATTTTGATTTGTGCAAAATACTTTGTCTTTAAAAACAACATTATTTCCGTCTTTAATTTCTAACATGTACATTGTATTTTCTTTTAGTGTTTTATTGTTTAAAACAAAAGCAGCACTATACTGATAATAATAATCTACAGCTGTAAAAGTTGTAGCTGTAGCTGAAAAGGCTTCAGAGTTTGAACTTTCATCTTTCATTTTTATAGTATATGTAGTTCCAGCAGTATATTCTCTAGGAATAAAACTAAAAGTTTGGTTATTTGTAGAGCTTTGAAGTATTACCATATTAATACAATAAAATAAGTTGTGTTTTGTTAAATAGAAAGCATAAAAAAAGGGGCAATTAAGCCCCCTTTAATCTTTAGTAAATACTAATTATGAATTAGTACCTTCAGTAATCGTAATAGTACCACTCAATCCAGCATAATCTGTTACACTAAAAGGAAAATCTACATCCTTAGTATCTGAATCCATAAAATTAGCTGGTGCTAACTCAGAAGCAGCAAAAGTAAGTGTATAGCCGGAGAGGTCTGCCATTGCAGCCCCAGTAACTATTGTTCCGCCATTGACATCTGCTCCATGTTCCGTACCCATCATAAATACATTTCCATTATAATCCTCAATTGCAATATGAGGTCTGTCATAAGCTAAAAGCTTAATTTCTTTATTGTCTTCTTTGGTCAATTTTTTAAAAGTTAAATTTAAAGTTTGCTCAAAGTAAGTAGTTCCGTTTTCACGAGAACTTGTTATAGCTTGTTCAAAGCTACTATTTCCTTTTAATTCGTATTTGTAAGCTGTTAAAGAATTTGCAGTACCTCCTATTTCAGTACCTGTTAAATTAGTTATTTCGTCATCTGTTAAAGTTACTGTACCTAAACTTCCAAAATCAAGAAAATAAATATTTTTCAATCCTCCAACCACATCTTTACAGGGGACTTTTCGCCCTTTTGTTAGGTCACAAGCCATAATTTTTTTTTGTATTAAAAAAGGGTGAGTAGGCACATCGGCTCACCCACCCTTTTTGATTATTTAAAATTTATTTATTAAGAGTAGAGTACGATATCAGAACCGATTCCGTAATTAACTCCAGCTGTAAATCTCATTACAACTCTTACATTCTGACTTCCATCAATGTCAGACATGTCAATGACCTTACATTCCTGAGTGTCATTTAGTAAGCCACAGCCAAAGTATAAGTTGCTTTTTTCAGCAGCTACCATTGTATTGTCAGCTAATCCATTTGCAACAGCGATTTTTACGCCATCAAACATAAGTCCACCACCGTTATACCATTGAGTCCCTTTGTTATCTGTACCAGCACCGCCTAAACCAGCTGCACCAAAACCTCCAAGAGCTCTTGTATAGGCACGAGCCACATTTTGAGATACATAAATAAACATATCTTCTGAAGTGTAAAGTGAAGAACCGATAGCATCAACAACAGCTCCAATTTGAGCAATTACATTTGCAGCAGTAACACCACCACCAACAGCAGCAACATCAGTTACATCAGCATCAGCAGTTAATAATTCTGTAAATCCACCAAACTGTCCGTTAGTTGCAGCAGCACCACTCCAAATAGATTGCTCAGTTCTTTGTGCTACTTTAGCAGCAACGTGACCAATTAAAAAATCAGCAAATGTAGGAGGTAAAGAATCAAAAGCAGAATAGCCCATAGATTCAGCTTCCCAATCTGAATGAAAATCAGACTTACATAATTGTAAATTAACTTGCTGAAAATCTGGTTTAAGAATTCTTTCAGTCAGCGTTAAAGTAGAAGTAGGGTCAAAGTCACAGCTTGAATTTTTCACAAGACCATCAGTTGATATCTTTTTTAGTACTTCTTGAAATTTGATATTTGGTTTTACAGTAATTAAACCGTTGTCCAAAGTTGCCCCACTTAAAAGAGCTGCGGATATGTATTGTCCTGCAAACTGTCCTGAGTATGAGGTAGTTAGATTGTTAGTAGTTGCCATCGTTTTTTATTTTATTTAATTAATTATTATGCTTCAGAAGCCCAGATTCCAACTCCAGCAGAAATCACCCACTTTGTAGTAGATAAAGCTGTTAGTTTAATAAAGTCTCCTAGGTTTGCAGTAGCTTTTGTGTTGATTATATCTTTTCCTGCAACACCACCTGAAACTGAATCAGCAGCAGCGTTTGCAATAGTTCCAACAACTGCATCAGCAGCATTAGGAGAAATAGTTATAATGTTGTTTCCATCAGCACCTGAATTTCTGAAAGTAAATTCCATTCCTAAGTTTTCAGCTAAAATTAAAGGAAGCGAAATAACTTTTGCATCTGTGGCAATGTTAAATTCTGAACCAGATTGATTAGCGTAAACGCTTCCAGTATCTGTTAAAGTGATTTGCTTAGAGCGAGCTCTTAACACATCATTACTTGTAGTAATTTTTGTAGACATTTTTTTTATTTTTTAATGTTAGATATTTTTGCAAGAACTCTATCCATTGTAGTAGTTCCACGTTTTTGTGAATAAAGGTTTAAAGCTCTATCCGCTTTTGCTTCAGGGTTATGGTTTACTTTTTCAACTTCTGAAAATTCTTCCTTAACTTCTGCAACAATATTTTCAACAGTTTCTTCAACTGATAATTCATCTTTCTTTTCAATCATTGCTTTGATTTCGTCAATCATAGATTTAACTTCTGCTAAGTCTTCTTTAGTTGCATAAGCCATTTCTTCTTCAGCTGCTTCAACTTCTTCTTCTGCAGGAGCTTCTTCTGGAGCTTCTTCAACAGCTTCTCCAATAGATTTAATAATTCCTTCTTCTTCAATAATCAGTTCTTGACCATCTTCCATTTTGTAGCTTCCAACTGGAAGTGCTACTTTGTCCTCTTCAGTTACAATAAAAACTTCTTTACCTTCAGCAAATTCTTCTGCTTCAATGATAGTCCCGTTTTCTAATGTAGCTTGAGCTAATTTAATTTCTTCGGATAATTCAACCCCAAGAACTTCTTTTACTTTGTTTAACATATTTATTGCGTTCATGTGTGTGGTTTATATTAATACAATAAACAAAGAATTGTTTTGTTGTATTTTCGTTTTAATTTATCTTGGTAATGTTTCCTATTCCTTGTGCTTGAAAGCTACCATCACAGCATTTTCTAGAATATTTTTTCCCATCTTTACAAAGACAACCTCTTTTGTCATTCTTAGGGCTTGGTGCATATTTATTATTTGAATCGTTATCCATTTTTAAAAAGGTCTTTTAATTTAGATAGTAATTGTTCAGCTGAAGCTTCTTCATCAATTTCTGCAGATTGTTTTACAGGCTCGTTAGCTCTCTCTAATTTGTCAGCGAAGTAGCCTTCAATAGAAAATCCTTTCACTTTTCCTGTTAAAATCCAGTCATTCCATACATCATCGTTTAAAACTTTCATTGAAAGCATCCAAGTTCCAATAGGTACATCTAAATCATAGAATCTGCTTTTGTCTTTTTCATCTTCTACTATCCAACTTTCAACAGCTGTTAAGCCAGTTAGTGGAACGTTGTGTTCTAGTGTAGAATTGTTTTGATTGCCTCTTATAAAAAATAACTCTGAAGCTTTCCTAACTGTTGATTTACTGAAATATATATAATACTCGTTGTCTTCGGTCTTTCGATAAATTGGTCTATTGGGGATTAGCGCTGCGCCCATAAGAATACGCTTCTCTTTGTTTACTTCTGCAAACTTGAACTCTTGGTTCTTCAATGCAATAAAGTCGCTTTCAATTGCACCTGATTCAACTAATGACACAGCCTCTATTCCAGAAACTTCATCTTCTTCATCTATAAATAATTCTATTATGTCCATATTAATACAATACTTTTTTAGTGTTTTTGTTATTTTTCTTGGTGGTTAATAAAAAAAGATGTATCTTAGATGTATAATTAAAAACAAATATTATCATGGAAGCATTACAAATTAACCAATTAATGAAAAACATCGAAGAAAAAATCAACATCTTAGAGCATAACTTAGATATGCCATTCGGTAGCAGACACGATAGAGCTAATAACTCTAACGGTCAGATTAAGACACAAATACACGCATTAAATAGAGCGTGGGACGATTTAGAGTTAGAATTTTCAAAATAAAAAAAACAGGGGGTTAACAACCCCCTTTAAAAACAAACAATATGAATTATTTTTGGAATCACGAGTATAGAAATGAAATGAGAGATTTAAAGCCATCTTTACAAAAAGAAGTACATGATACTTTTTTAGAGTTTGATTTAGAATTAGATGGAGCTTCAGATTTACACTATGAATTAATTTGTAGTGTAGTGGGAGATTATACTATTGAAGGAGAACATGAAAACGAAAGATTAAATAGATTAAAAAATTCCTATGAAACAAGTTAATAGATATACTAGAGCAGGACAAAAAGGAAAAGAAATTACTTGCCCAAAATGTTTAGGCAAAACTAGAGTTTACCATTTTAGTTGGTCTGCTATAACTTGTGGAACTTGTAAAGAAATAATTAATAAAAAAGAATTTACTTATGCCTAAAGAATCTTATACTTTTAAATTAGACTCAGAACTATTAAAGTCTTTAAAACAAAAGGCTAAAACTGAAAACCGAAGCTTTAATAATTTAGTTGAAACGGAATTAAAAAAATTAGTACCTAAATCTTAGCCTTTTATTTAACCTATTGATGCATTCTCTACTATGTTTCTATCTAAAGCTTGTGCATCAGTTACATCGTTAGACACTACAAAGGCTTTTAAGGGTTGTTTCTCGTCTTGCCCTATAGATTGTGCCAACTGATTTGTTTCAGACGCTCCTACAACGTTAAATGCAGGGGGAGCAGATGCAGCAGATACAGATAATCTAGGTGAAGATACAGAACCACCACCACCAGAACCACCCATTTTTGAAGCACTACCTTTTGCAGCATTTACAGCAGACTTAATAGAGCCAAATATTCCAGCAACTTGAGCACCAAAAGCAATTAATAAAGGAACGTTACCAGGAAAACCTTTTGCAGCAGTCTTCATAAAACCAGCTGAAGCATCTACTCCAGCTTCTGCAGCCTTTAAAGCAATTGCATTTAATGTAGCTTTAGCTGCTGCAATTTGTTCTTTAATTAACATTGCTTGTTTAGCTATAAATAATGCCCTGCCTATTTTTGATTCAGCTCCTGCTACAGATATTATAGTATCTAAGTTTGATAATGTAGCTTGTCTTATTTCTTCTTTTTGCTTTAACTCTAGTTCGTGGTCAGCAATTCCTTGTAATCTGTCTTTTTCTTTTTGTGCATCTTCAGCAGCTTTTTTGTCTGCTTCTCCTTCCCAATAAAGTAAGTCAGCTTCTGCAGCTTTTTTCTTTTCTTCAGCAGCTAATATTTTATCAGCTTTTTCTTTTTCGTTTACTATTTTTTGTGCTTCAAGAATTTCAGCAGCTTCAGTATCTCTAATTGCTTTTAGCCTTGCTGCTTCTTCTCTTTTTGCTCCTACAATTTGAGCAGTTACAGTTTTAGCTTTCATTAATCTAGCAGTATCTAGGTTAATTAATTCCGCTTTTAATGTTGCTTCAGCAACAAGGTCTTCTGTTCCACTTTCAGATGCTTTATTTTCTTCTTGTTTTATTTCAAGTCTAACTTGAGCGGCTGAAATTTCTTTATTTGTTATCTCTTCGTCTATTGCTGCGGCTTCTTCTAAAAATTCTATCCTTTGCTTTGCTGTAAATTTCTCTTTGTTTGCTGATTTGTCTAATAAATCTGCTCTTTTCTTGTTTGCTTCAGCTCGTTCTACTGTTAATTGTCTTTCTATTTTAATTAGCTCTGCCTGTTTGTCTGCCAAGACCCCCTGTATTGCAACCTCTCTTTTAGTTTCCTCTACAAAGTTTGCCATTTGGTCAGTAGCCTTTTTAAATGAAACAGCAGCCGCATCAAAACCTTCAGTAAATAAGGCAAAAACACTTTGGCTTAAGTTGTATAATATGTCGGTTACATTCCCTGCAATTACCCCTATTTGAGATAACATCTTACTTAGCTTGTTAGCACCTTCTTCACTATTCCCAAAGTTCTTGACTAAAGCAGCAATAGTTATAACTAAAGCACCTAAACCAGTTAAAAAAATTGCTTTCCCTAATGCTTTAAAGCTAAAAGTTCCTGCTCTAACAGCTTTAACCATATTTTTAAAACCAGTAACACCCCCTCCAGTAACTTTATCTATAGCAGTACCGAAAGACCCCATTTCTTTTTGGGTTTCTTTAGATGAATCGCCAATATTTTCAACCCCCTTATCTACTTTTTGTAAACCTTTTTCTAAACCCTTTAGGTCTTTTTCAGCTTTTCCTACATTAGCTTCTATTTCAATAGTTTTCTTTACTGCCATAATTCTAGTTTTAGCATTTTAAATCCTTCTTTAAAAGTGTCTGGTAACTTATGTTTGCCCAATGCTATATGAGTTAACTCTCCTATTTTCTTTTCTCGTTTTGCTATCTCTAGCATTTGTAATATATTTTCTATCATAGTTATATTCTTTGTATTGCATTGTCAGCTCTTACTAAGGTAGAGTCTGCTGTAACACTAGAGGTATCAATAGTTCTAGCTTCATCAGAACTGTTTTGGTTTGCTGTAGATGTGAAATCAATAGTTTCATTAATCAACTCAAAAGAGGAAAGCCCAGTAGCAAAGTTTGTTGTTAGTGTGTTTATTTTATATAAATTGCTAAACACAATTATCTTGTCTTCAAGTTTTAAATTTGAAATGACAGACATAGGAACGTATGCTTGAAATTTGCTTAACCTTCTTGATTGACTAAAAGCACCCTTAATAAATGTATCATAGTGAGTTTTGTATAAGGACTTATCAAAATTAGTTGCAAGCCATTCGCTTTGTTCAGCTCCAAAGTTTATTGTATTAGAATCTTCTTTTACTTTTACTGAATTTGAAGGAACAAAGTATTTAGGAACTGAAGCTGCTGTACCTCCTGCAACAGATAGAAAAGATATTGGCTCTGCATTTTCAATCTTATCTGCATAAAAGATAAAGGGCTTTCCTATATATGGCTCTAAGTTTGAATCAACAGAAAAACCCCATTGAATTGAAGAAGGAAGCAACCTTTCAAATTTTAAGTTTTCAAAAGGAAGCTGAACATTGTATGTGATACCTTCTGAAATACCAGAATTCTCATATGATAAATTACCCCATTCAATATTAAAATTCTTGTTGTGATTATAAGCTAATAATGTTTTTGCTTCTTGATATTTAAAATTGATTAAACTAAAAGGGAGTACGGTATTTACTTCAGAAGTTCCTTTGTCTAAATACTTAGTAATGTCATAAGTTGATGTGCTACTTGCATAGAAATCATCTAATGGTAAAACCTTAATTACATCATCTTCAAAATAAGAAACTAAATTGAACATCTTGAAGACACCGGTCAACAAGTCCATCACTTTAATTTTTGGCAATTCATTTAAGATGTTAAAATAAAAATCAGTAGTTGTTGTTATTTGAGCTTGTGCTGAAGACGTACCGCTTCTGTTTTCTGCAACATCTCTTACAAAAAATTCAAAGTCAAAAATAGCAGCATCTGTAGTAATTATTTGAAGTGTAAAAAATTCAGACCCTCCTTGTGGTTGGCTAAAAAGTTCAAAGTTATCATTGAAAGATATAGGAGTAGAGTTTCCTGTTTGCTCTGAACTGTGAGGAACATTGTTTCCTTCTCTTAAAATAACTTGATATTTGACTGAAGAAGCTGTTGTAACTTTTATTTCTATAAACCTATTAACCCCATTGTCAACAGTTCTGTTCCTAAATCCACCAGATGCAAATTCGCCGCCAAAAATTCCAGTTCTTATATTAGTATAATTTGTAACATAAATGCTATTTTGAAAATCATCACTTAATACACTTCCTTTTTTTCTATGAAGCCACATATATAATTTAGTTATGTCTTCATTTGTACTTTTTATAAAATCATTACTAAATTTAATGTTGTAATTTTCTTCAATCGCTCTAAGTAAAACGTAAATACTTATGGCTGGTTTAAGTTGATTATAAAGAACCCCTTTTGAAGCAGACCCATAATGTAAGTTAAAAGTTCCTGCTGTGTTTTGTGATGCATTATAATACAGTCTATCAGTATGAGTTATTAATGGAGCAACTAATCCTTGTGGAATTACTTCTCCAGCTATAGTTAAACTCTTTCCGTCTTGAAGTAATGTTGAAACTTCTGCTGCTGTAAAGTTAAAAGCATTAGACCCTGAAAGTGCAGATAATAAACTTAATTCGTCATCTTTAAAAATGTCTTTTAAGGAAGTCATATTTCCAAAGAAAGTAATCCTATAATTTACAGGTTTATTATCTTTCATCTGAACACCTTCAAGAACTTTTA